AAAAGATCATATCTCTTGCCGGATGATGTCTTTACCACGGCTTTATACTGCGGATTTGCCAAACTTGCCATGATTTATCCTCCTATCATCTTTAACAAAGTCTTATAACCTACAACGCCGTCAACAGTTAATTTATGCTTTCGCTGATATCTTTTCACTGCTGCTGCTGTCTTTGATCCGTAAATTCCATCTTGTTTAGTTCTGACAATCTTCTGCACAAATTTAACCACTTTCCCTCGTCTGCCTCTTCGAATCTTAATCTTCTTCATGGCAGATTTCATAGCGGAAGTCAGCTTTTTGTCAACTTTCAATTTGGAATATCCGTCTTTGTTCATTGCTTTCTTAAGTTCAGTGACTTTAGAATTTGAAACGGATTTACTGCTTGGAACAGGGATCACAAGCACCTGTCCTTTATAGATCGTGTATTTGCTGATCTTCTTTTTCGGATGTTTCTTGCGTTCCTTCTTGTTCCTTGCATCAATGAGTTTTTTATTGGCATTATAAATTAACTTGTACTTTTTACTCGATCCGAGATATTTCTTTGCAAGCTTACGCAACGTCTGACCTTTTTTTACCTTAACCTTTTTCTTTTTTACTTTGGTTGTCTTTCGCTTTCGTTTACTTGATGATACACTGATTTTCTCATAATCAATAAATCGGATTGTATAATAATAATCTTTCAGACTTTTAATCGTGGAAACGTACTGTGAGATCATCATGTCTTTATTGATCTTTGTTCCTGTAATACAGACATTTACCACTTTCCCATACTTAGCCCAGTATTTCATCAGTGCATCTAAGGTTGCTGGATCAGTCCACTTACGAACAAATTTCATGCCTTTTCTTGATTCTCCGGGCAAGAAACTATCCCAACCAAGCTCTGACAAGTTTTTACCATTCGGAACGTTGATCTGCCCGAATCTATAAATATCATACTCTGCAAATTTTCCATCAAGTGATGTTTCAATCTCTTCTGGAATCACTGGAAGCTGAATCTTTTGATTCGCTCCCTTTGCATTTTTACCAGTAATATATATGTCCATCACATAACCTCCGCTGTCCTGTTACTTGCTGTTGATCCTACGGCATCTGCAATCGCCTGCATGATTGTATCAGCAATCTCTCCTTTGGCGTTCTTAATATCATCTACGATGCTTCCACTACCATTTACGCTGATCGTAATTCCGCCAACATTAATGACTGTCTGACTGCTTCCAGATGATGCCGTTGCTCCTGTCTTAGCTGAACCGCCAACAATTCCACCCTTGGCATGTTTTGTAACGCCTAAAATCTGCCCTGCCTGATTCCACAAGGATAATGCTCGGCTTCGATGTTTAGAAAGTGGAATAACCATTTCGTTTCCATCTTCTCCAAGCTCTGAAACGATATGTCCTCTTACCAAGCTACCTTCCGCATTATGAAAGAACTTCCCATTTTTCGGTAAGGCTGTCTGTAATTTCGGTGCGGATGATGTCTTTTTGCTTGTTTTCTTTTTACCAGATTTTGAAGAACCGCTATTACTTAGATAACTTCCACTAGTAATACTTTTGATCGCACTTGCTTGTGCAGCGGTTGTACTTGCTGCGGATGCAATCGTTGAGGCTGCGGATGCTAAAGCACCTGCAAGTGATAATGCGGAACTTCCAGCACTTTGTAAGTTGCCACCAGCTGCAAGCGACATAGAACCCATCGTTCCCAGCATTCCTCCAGCTGTTGCGGACATTCCACCTAAGCCACTGACTTTTCCACCAGCTGCATTCGTAGCACCTGAAAAATCTTTGTCGTCTTTGATCCAACATTCGTTTGTTTTGTGTTTTTCTTATTCTCCTCGTAAGCTTTCTGTACGGAACTTGCCAGCTCTTTGTATTTTGCTCCTTTTGGATTAACACTTCTAATACTGTCTTTACTGTATTTCCAATATTTCTGACTCTTTGCCGTCATAGAATTACTGTTTTTCAGTGCATTCTTTCGGCTGGATACAAACCTTCTAAGGGAATCACCAAACTTATTTCCTTTAAAGATTGCCCCCAGTCCACCGACACCAGCTCCAATCAACGCTCCCGGAACTGCCCCAACACCGCCAAAGGCTGCTCCAATGGCTGCTCCTGTTGCAGCTCCACCTCCAACCATACCGAGTTTCGTACCACCTCTATAGGCTTCCTTCTTCTTCGTAGCTGAATCTTTGGAAGTTACTGCATTGTAAATATTACCGGCTGCACTTCCTATTCCAGCAATCCCTAAAGCTCCGCCTAATAAAGATGCACCTCCAACGGCTGCTGCTCCACCAGCGGTCGCTGCACCTGATCCAAGTTTTACGCCTAGATTTCCAAGCCATGCTTTCCATCCAGTGGCAGCTACGGTTTCTCCATTTTTCAGCGTGACACCAGAACCGCCTAAACCAAACAAACCACCCGGTGTCCTTGTCGGTCCAGATGGTGTTTTCGGTTCAGTTTGTTGCATTTTTCGCTTTACGCTTTCTGGTAACCAGATTTCTTTATTACCTGTCGGATTTGTTGTCGGTGTAGCATTTCCTCCACTACCAGATGTTCCCGGTATTGTAGAATTTCCGTTTCCAATTCCTCCGTTCACATTTACAACTGCCGCTGACACATTGATTGTTCCAATAGAATCTCCCAAAGGATTTGTTTTTCCTCCACCTCCAGAACCGCCAGTGATCAGATCGTATAGACTTTTTCCACCTTTAAACAGCTTTAGCCCTCCAGATAATCCAAGAAATCCAGCTAAATAATCTTCGATACCAGCTTTATCTCCGCCTGGTAACAGATCCTTAAGAGATTCCTTGAACCAGTTTCCACCAGCTTTTGCAATATCTTTTCCAATCCCAGTAATCTTCTTTACGATTGCTGGTTTTCCTTTGGAATCCCACCAGTTCGAAAAAGGATTGGCGATCAACTCATCCCATGCAATACTAATCTTGCCACCGATTGAAGCATTTTGGAATTTTGGCATACTAATAAGATCGTCGATCTTATCTCCAGCCTTTTCAAGGCCCTTGAATACAGATGTACTTGCATACTCTCCAAGTTTTTCAAGTGATGTTCCAGCTTCTTTTAGTTTTGCATCGGATTTATCAAGATAGTCTGCAAATTCTCCTAAACCTTTCGTTGCTCCCTTCTGGAGACCTTTTCCCCATTTAGAAACAATGTTTATGTCGAACGTATCTTTAATATTTGACATTAATCCAGAAACCGTCGAATTAGATGTTTTGTCCATCATTCCATCAAATTCTTTCAGCCCATTAAGGATTGTATTAACTGCTTTGTCTCCACTGATTTCGCCCTTTTGAGACATTTCTCTGATCTTGGCTATGGATTTACCCTCTGCATCAGCAAGATACTTCCATGCGTTTATACCGACATCTGTCAGCTGATTCATGTCCTCTGCGTTCAATCTTCCGTTTGTTTTCATCTGACCTAAAGCTCTGGATACTCGAGAGATACCCTCTTCTCCAGCTCCAAGTGCTGCGGATGCATTACCAATCTTTGTCAGATCCGGAATAATGTCTTTATCAGAAAATCCATAAGCCAACATCCTTTGAGCATTTGATACTACGGCCGATGTGTCAAACGGAGTAACAGATGCAAATTTCTTCGCACTATCCATAAACTTCATAGCTTTCTTTTTAGATTTCAGCATTGTTTCAAAGCCAATTTGATATGTCTGAAATTCGTCTGCTAATGATACTGGATCAGCTATCAATTTCTTTGTAGCAATTCCAGTTATAACTCCACCAGCCAAAGTTTTTAGTGAAAATATAGAATTCTTGATCTTAGATATAACACTTGGGATTTTTTTGATCTGACTTGTTACCTTGTCATTGATTTTTAGGGCTGCTGAAAAAGTCTTTCTACCAAAACTCATACCAGCACTCATAGCTTTTTTGATCCCTGCTGTTGCAGTGTCTTTTAATCCAAGTTTTGGAGTCCAGGTCTTTTTACCGAGCCCGTCTCCCTTTTTACCAAACTTGTCGAGGACTGGACTTGCTTTATCTTCAAGTCCTAATTTTGGCTTTGCACGCTTCTTTCCA